TGCGTACCTTCATCAGGTTAAAGATGGAGCCAACCGATTTGGCTAAGATAAATCGAGAAGCTACTAAGAGAGCTATAGAGTTGTTGGAATGTGAAGACACGTTCGGTGACGTAGACCAGGACATAGTGGAATTGTTTGCTGAGAAAAAGCCAGTAAATAAGAAGACTGTGTATAAGTCTAAACGTAATCGCCGACGTGTGCGAGCCAAGGCTAACAACTACTGCAGGATAGCCCCTGCACCAGTTGAACCCTCTAGCAATCGCTTGCTAGAGATATCCAGTGATAGTGCTGACACTCATGATGAGTCAGTGCCCAACATCATCACTGAAGAGGTGATTTCATCATTACCTGTTGAGTTGCGGATTGATACAAGGCGTCAAGTGACGCGCAGCATCAAAATTGATGCTTTAACTCAAGACCGCTTGGAGGAATTATTACCCGAATTTTGTATCGTGGGTAAAGGAAATTCCGTCCACCCACACGTTTTAGGCGCGATGACTAGGGCGTGTGGAGAAATAAAGATATATGAGGATATCATGGGTACTTATGGTCCCGGGGTTGTTGTCACTGATATAGGCGGCAACCCATTAAGACATCGCATGGAAAAACGTGATAACGTTCACTGTTGTAATCCTATTTTGGACGCACAAGACGTTATTCGTAGCATGAAGCGAAGCTCGCATAATCTCAATCGATTTGAGAGTGGTGAGCATAAAGTCGCTGATTGTGATAATCCATGTGACGTTTACATGAGTATACATTCCATATATTATCTGTCACCTGATGAAGTGTTAGACTGCGTCATCAGGAGTGGTCAGACAGAACGACCCGGATTAATAGCACTAGTGCATAATTTTCCGGAAGTGTACGGGGGTAAGTATAAGATTGGGGAATCTTATGAGTCAACTTACCAACGCACAGGACCAGACTCTGTTCGCATGATAGTTAATGGTAACGATGGTTCATACCAACATTCCAGTTGTGACTGGTTGGGTATAAATTCATCCACTCATAAACATTTTTCGCGAGGATTGGATGGTATGGTTTGGAGCGTGGAACCCTTTTCCGAGGAGTTTATAGTAAAATTTTACTATACTAATCGGATGGGTTTACCACAGGGCGGAAATAGCAAGATTCCTCTTTCTATCGCCACTGTCTCTCCAGACTACGTTGGCCCAGTTGAGTTTATTCCTGGGAACGAGCAAGCAGTCGCCCCCCTTTATAATTTGATGCGTGTTAAGAACTTAAAAATTTATAGTGTATTTTCGTGGAACTTTGTCTGGGAGAAAGCTGGTTTTTATATACCAATCCCTAAAGAACTAATCGAGAAAGTCGCTCTTAAAGTCGTACATCGGAAACGTGATGCCGACTCTTTTCAAAGCTGCGTGCGGGAGGCTGCGCGCATATGCAATGAAAAGAAGTGTAAAATCCCTTCAGAATTTCGTCTGAAGGCTGTCACTTACGGAGCTGCTCTTGGATTCGTTTATGGATTGGGGGATGAAATCAATGCTTTGGCTGAGATGTTACAACCTAGATATATGCGGTTATTTAATCGCATTAACTCTTTATTGGATTTTAACAACCCATTGAGTTATCTTATGTGTTGTTTTTCAGCTACCCAGTTCGAGGATAATGTTGACGTTGAGGCGGAGGTCCGTGGTCGTTTTGCCCGTTATGGAGAATGCCTTAGGACCAATCGGCCAGTTAACATGAAGCGTTCCTTTCCGAAAGGGACACCTCAAATTCAAGCTCAGGCTGAGTTGAAACCGCTGAGGGCGGATTTCAAATTTACCGACTGCAGTGACTCGCAGACGGTTAAAAATAATGAGCAAGGTGGAGCTTTTGCTGTAGCCCCATCTTTGCAAGGTCATATCCCTGTAGTCTGTTTATCCAGTGCAGAGAATGAAAAATTGTCGCTTTTAAATCGTAATGGAGCCGAGGTTCCTGTGCCAAGCGAAGCTGTTTGGTCTCTTGTCGAGTTCTATATTCCTGAACACATGGACATTCAGAATCAGTGCAAGAATTACGTAGTTGCTTATCCTTTGTGGATTAATTCCATCAAGGACAACATGAAAAAGCGCATTTATCAGAAGGGATTTGAAGAGTTGTCGCACTTAGGATGGGAACCTAGTATGGCAGCATTAAAACAGTTCGTTAAGAGAGAAAAGCAGAATAAGGTAGTGGATGACGAGATAGTGGAATTTACACCACGTAGCATCCATGGACACTCACCTGCTTTTAACGCCGCATTAGGACCTTTTATGTGGCAATTCTCTAAGGAGCTAAAATCGCAATGGGATGGCCATAGTAGCATTTGTTTTGCTAGTGGCATGACGGGAGAGGATGCGGGATCGTGGTTGCAAATGCATTATCGACACGGGGATACGTTGATCGAAAATGATGCTTCCACTTATGATCTAACCCAGGGCAAGTTTGCCCACTTGAACGCACGTAGAAGATTTGATGAATTTGGAATGGCCAATGATGAATGGGCTAGCAAAGCTCATTCTAGCTCAGCCACCCATTTTGGGTGTTCAGCTCATGGCATCAAATTCAAGTTCGACTTCGAAGTGGCTTCCGGTTCACAAGCCACAACTCCCGAGAACTCGTTGAATAACGGTTCTACCATGTATGCAGCAATGCGGGTAGCAGGATTTCCTGCTGGATCATTCAAGATTATTGTATTGGGTGATGATAGTCTGACAGTGTTGGATCAGGCTTACCCGTTTGGTGAAGAGGAACGTCTTTTGGTGCAATCGTTTTTATCAGGCTGTGGTTTGATACCCAAAGTAAAATTTTCTACTGTGTTAAGTCAAGTGGAATTTTGCTCTGGGGTTTTCTGGCCAGTAGATGATAATAAAAAGGGTCGAGACGTAGTAGTGAAGGGAAAGTTTGGACCTACCGGTTATGTTTTGGGTCCAAAACCTGGGAAATTGTTGGCTAAGATTGGATGGTCGATGAGGGATTTGACCCCTCCACAGGTTAAGGCAATGTTTATGGGATACAAGCGTTCATGTTTGCATGTACCGGTTCTTAGAACTTATGTTACCCATTGTATGAAATTGTTAGAAACTGTGAAGTGTGGTAAATACCAGGATCCAGAGGACCAGTACAGAATTGTGGGCGGAGTAGCACACTCAGCGCACGTTGACACGTATGAGTTCTTCGAAGATCGTTATGGTGTTACAGTTAAACAGATGGAAGATCAATTGCAATCTCACTTGGATTGTTGTAAGTCATTTACCGATGCATTCAATTGGCCCGAGTTTGAGTTGCTTTTTGCCATCGACAACTAAATACTTCAGTCCTCCAATGACGTTAAAAGTATGGCTCCGTCTAGGACGACGATAAAACCCGTTCTTTTGAATCCGAACCTCACCGGGTGTTCGGGCCCGTTTATAAAATCCACCACGTTTTCTTACGTATTTGACGCACTAACCGACGGTTGGTGTGGACCGTACGTTTCAGACAACAAATTTCAGAGTTCAGTCGCCGACGGAACTCACAAGCCTAGAACTAAGTTAGGTCAGTGTTGTAAACAACACGACCGTGATTTGGCTCTAAAAATCCCCCCTGCTAAAGCTAACGCAGACTTTGAAGCTTGTGCTGCCCCTACCGGTATACAAGGAAAAGTTTATTCTAAGCTCGTAAACGCAGCATACGGAACTTATAGTATGCCTAATTTACGCCCAGTCCCCCCTAATGCACCAAAAACTAAAAACATTTCTAGACGTCGTCAAGAAATGCTTAAGATGCCTAAAAACGTCGTTGTTGTCTCTCAACCTCGGCGTTCTCGTTCCCGCTATCGTAATGGTGGTGGAGCTAGTTCAGAAATGGTACTAGCTCCTGCTTCTGTCGGCCATATGGTTGGCGGAGGTCCCCCTCGACCAAGTTTTTCCAGGAATGGAGAATCTGTGACGGTGTCAGGTCAAGAGGTCATCATTTCTTTAGCACTCGCTAATCAATCAACAAATTTCGAATTGGTTGGTGGACATCGTTTTAACCCTAATTATTTTATGGGTTCACGTATGTCGTATTATTCCCAACTATTCGAAGAGTATAAGTTTGAAAATATTGAGCTTACTTATATAACAGCTTCATCTTCAGCTACTAATGGGGATGTTTTGTTAACATATGAGGAAGACCCCAACATTTCGGCTCGCGATCCAACTAATTCTAACTTCGTGACAAGAGCTTTGTCAAAGAGAGGATCTGTTTTGTGTTCTGTGTGGAAGGATTTCACCACTACCTTGAATATTTCCAAAGAATGGAAATATTCATCTGTGGATGATATTATTGACCCTAGAACTGCAATCGCTGGAGACGCATTCATATACTCACGCGGAACTATCACACAACCTGGTTATGTTATGTGTAGATATACAGCCACGTTCAGGAAACCTATATTCGACCCGAAGTCTTATGCTTTGGGCACTTGGGCGGATTGGTCGATTTCGGCTGTTACACAGGCTGCGAACCCTACAGTTGGCAGGACTGTTGTCTTGTCATTCTCTGGATTGACCACAGCTACTGGACAGATATTTAAATTCATTATCTGTTATCAGACCCTTGGTACCGGAGTTACAACCGCTAACACTTGGCAACTCAGTGAAAATGGCTCTAATGTCGCTATCACCGTTGCCTCTGGTGCAACGTTTTATGGTGTCATCGGTGCGGGTGGCGCTTTTTACGTTTACCCTACGTTATCTCAGGCTAAATCTAGTCCTGCAACTAACGTGTCAAACGCCAATGTTAGTGATTCTATTATTGTCGGAACCGCAAACACTTCAACCAGTACGTTCTACATTGCTACATGCCAATTGAATTTGGATCCCGCTTTGTTAGTTTCTGCTCAGTAAAGCAAGTTCCTGTTGAACTTCTAGCATGTTTCCTAAATCATCTGCTTAAGATTTTAGGACAGTGAGGTTGGCCCTCAGCGTAAATCCTAC